GACCCAGAGTGGTCAGGGAGTTCTCGATGTACCAACCGCCAGGACCTTGGAAGGCGTGTTTGTACAGTTTCACCCAGGGGAGATCTTCACCATTGGGTGCAGGAAGGAAACGCACAACGGCGTAACCATTGCCGGACTTGTCCATCTCGGGCTTCCACAGGCGGTCATCACCACCTGAAGGGGTATTCATCTTCTCAACTTCCTTGACCAGTTTAGAAGTCAGGGAACCCAGTTTGGACTGTTTCTTGAGATCGGCAAAAGACATTCAGATTACCTCGGATTAGTTAGGATTTGGTTTGTGGTGTTGGGTCTTACGTTCAGTCGGGTCTCCCCGACTCATCTGCCCAACGAAGTTATAGTAACAGGTCTTGAGTCACTCGTCAAGATCTTGTTCGATGTGTTTTTTCAGACCACCGATGGTCTTATACATTGTATCGAAGAGATACCCAGGATCCACCTCTCCTGGGACACCTAGCATTTTGGCCGCACTGACGATGTTCTCTTTGATCTGGAGGGCTTCTGGATCATCACTCAATGAGACCCGAGTGTACATGATCTTTTGTTTCTCCAAAAGTTTTTCTAGTTTACTGATATGTTCATACTTTTCACTCTTTGACATTTGAGGAAACTTCATCATATCACCATAGATGTCTTCTTGAATTTCATTGATCTCAACAAGAGACGCACGAACATATTCACTGTCAAGAAAACTCATAGTAGTTTCTCCTTAAGGATTTTTTTAAATTTAAATACATCGATATTTAGAAAGGATGCGTACTTTTTCATTTTGAGGGAAACCGTACTCCAAATAGGATCATCCAGTTTTTTATCAAGATGCGATCTAAAACCAAGGATTTTATCCAGGATGACAAGAGTCTCTAGACTGATCTCTTTCCTCAAGAATGACTTTAAGATTTTCGGGTGTTGGCCCTGAGTATGGAAGTAACTGTCGAAATTATCTCTTGTAAAGATTGATTCAACTTCATTTCCGAAAATGTAGGACAACGATTGGTTTCTTCGTTGCCAGTCTTTGAAGTGGGTTTCTCCATTTTCAATAATCTCACCGATCCACACTTTACCAGGGTCATCATGCGAAGTAAAGTTCGCAATGAAATAATTTACAATTTCGTAGTCGTCCTTCTTACGGGACATTCTCTCAAAAAAATATCTGTCGCGACGTTTATTAAACGAGGCGACAGATGCACGGGTCTTACCAGAATATTTTACAAAGTCATACTTATCCTTAGTGAAATGATTTTTCATTCCAATATAGGTTGTGTAGACTTCAAATGGGGTCACTTTCACAGGGGCAGACGAGCACGGGATGTACGTTTCAGAAAGTTGAGTTCCATGGCCTCAGCCTTGAGTTTCTCCTTCAGTGGTTTGGAGATCAACTTAGGGACAGACTCTAACTCAATTTTGTTCTCTTCGCAATAGTATACGATCGCGTCGATGTAATTGAAATCAGAGTCATTCTTGACAAGGGTTTCAATATCTTTGGTGAATTTAGTTTGACAAAGAAACTTGTCTTTTAGCGCCTTGTCAATATTTTTATCAGGCATTTGGAAGATGTCTAGTGGTAACAAATTTCTTTATGTACTTAACTAATAGCTTAATATACTCGTCTTTGTTCCGTTTGTCAAATACATGGTTCTCCCCGTTGGGGCACTGCATGATTGTGATGAGTTTTTTGACAGGAATGCCAGTCATTTCGTAGTATGCACAGGCATAAAATGTTTCCTGAACAAAGTAATTTTCTAACCACTCTTCGGGTTTAATATACTCTGAAGTTTTAAAGTCAATGACCGCAAGCTCACCGTCAAACTCCGCAATACAATCAACACGACCAGCAACACCAAGGTACTCACTAAAGAGAGTCCTTTCGATAGCATGGATGTTATCAATCCGATCAAGGATTGGTTTACATGAGTGGAACATGAACTTCGACGCAGGAAGATGACTTTCCCAGTCAAGGGACTTTCCTTCAAGGTAATCCTGGGCCACTTCGTGGAAGTCCGTGCCGCGGCTCGTAGCCTTTCTAGTGATTTGATTCGCCTTCTCTTCACCAACTTTCTGTCTCCACTTGATAAATTTTTCACGGTTATAGAAAGAGGTGACTGAGGTGATCGAAGGCACCCAGTCACCATTTGGCAATTCGTAAAGACGACAGCCTGGAGTCTCTTTTTTCTTTAGTTCGATATCACCCAAATGGTTAACAAAAGTTCGATTCATTAAAGACCCAATGCAGTTTTCTTGATGATGTATTCTTTGACAAGGCCAGAACGAACGATGTCTTCGACACCAAATTCTACCATAGCGAAGGACTCATCCATCTGTTGAATGATCTTCATGAAGTCAAGGATTCCATTCTTCTCGTAGGTTTTTTGAAGATCAGTTTGAACTGCATCACCGCAGAACATAATCTTACAGTTATCACCCACACGGGTAATAATACTATCTAATTCGTGGAAATTCAAGTTCTGACTTTCGTCGATCAAAAGGATACAGTCATCAAAGGTTGTACCACGGATGAAAGAAGTAGACCAAAATGATACAGTCTCTTGTCCTTTCAGATTGCCCCACAACATGTCAAAGTCTGCATCAGTTGGCATCTCAAACATGTATTTAACCATGTTCTTGTATGGAATCTGATAGAGGGCAGACTTGTCCTCATGATCTCCAGGAAGGAAACCAATCTCACGGGTGGCCACAAGGGACCTGACGATGTAGATTTTCTTGTATGGAGTATACTCATTCAACACATCTTTCAATGCATTGTAGAGTGCGATAAACGTCTTACCTGTACCAGCACACCCGTAACTAAAAATAGATTGTCCTTTGGAGTATGCTTTGAAGAACTTCTCTTGATTCTCTGTAAGGGGTTCAATGTCAACGAGGAAGTCGGTATTGATCGGTTTCTTCCTCTTCAATTGTTTAGCTGTCATGCCAATACCAATTGGGTCTTGAGACTTTCTCTTTCTAGAAGGCATAGACTTAGATCTTCTTTACTTGTGATCCAGGTGCTCGTGAAGCTTTTTCAAGTACCTCGTTCCAACCTGGTTTTTTGGAAACGAGTTTGTTTCTCCAGTCCCCCACCTCAGTAGCCATTGGTGCCGTGGAAGGGTCGGACCAATCTCTGATCCACCCAGGATTATCTTCAAGCCACTGATCCCATTCTGTCCAACTCATGCGGACTTCTTTCTGTTCACCAGTGTCTCTATTGATCACAGGATATGTAGGCATAACAATAATGTCAGGGGGTAGAGATATTTAGAGGAAGTTGAAATTAATATTGAATCTTCCTTTCTGATTGGTACAAGTTGTAGAGTTGTGTTGCGAAGAACCATCAAAGAAGACAATTCGATTCGCAACACTGTCTATCTTAGTACCATCTGCAAGTCTTGTAAAGCCGTCACATGTATTCAAAGAAAACACAGCGGCAGTATGTTGAAAACCATAATCCATGTGCTGAGGATGTTCTACAAGTTCATCCCCTTTGTTTGCATAGAAGTTGGCCTTAGCACGGATGAATGACCGACACATATCTTCCTTGCAAAAAGTTTCAAGAAAATATCGATCAATAATTTCCCAGAAAGGACTGCATGGTCGATTCAAATCATAAAAGGTATGTGATGCATACCAGTTCCAATTACCGTCATCACCATCTTCTCCTGGTTGTCGAGCAACAGCAGGAGAGATGTACCATGGGAACTCTGGATTCCTGACTATAGTTTCTTGAACTTCAGGAAAGATATATTCTGGAAGGAAGTTATCAATTACTTTGTAGTCCATTCAAGGGCCTCAGAAACAATCGGGAAGTTCCCAACAAATACTTCCTTACATGCATTTGCAATATCCATGTGTTCTTTCTGAGTTCCATGTGCAGAACGCAGATTGATGTAATGAATCCAAGAACGGCATGAACCAGTCATGTAGATACGAGTCGGCGTGGCCAAAGGCAGTGCAAAACGAGCACACTCCTTTGCAATTCCAGCATCGAGCATGGATTGATATAGAACCATCGCATGATCAAAGTGCCGACGAATCTTGATCTCAAACTCTTGTCGTACATAAGGATCAATATCATCAATGGAGTTCTGACGATTCTTTGTATCCTGACGACGCAAGTCAAACATAGGAATTTGATCTGCCAACATAGAACTGTCGGCATACCGTTGCGAAAACTCTTGAAATGTGAACGAGCGATGACGAAGAATTTGGGCCGCGATAGCCCTGGTAGTCTCAATCTCCAGGGTCATAAAACTCTGTTCAAAGACTGACCAGTGTTCATGTTTGATGCAATATCCAAGGAGTCCAGAGACCTTTGGATTTTCTTGGTTGTTCGGATTGGAAACCCGAGCAACATATCCCATAGTTTTTTCAGCGTCAGGAGTCACACTGATCAGTTTTACGTTCATTCTTTTTCAGTTTCTTCTTGATCATTTTAACATACTGCACCTCTTCTGGCGTGTACCATTCGGGGTGTTTCTTAGCACGTTTAAGAATTTTCTTGCAGGCTTTCTTGTCTTTCATTGGAGTAATAAGCAGAGTAGTAACTCACAATCCCATTACAATTCATGTTCCCTTGAGACACCCAATCATGAGC